TTGATGTCTCTGCGGGGGCATTTACGCAAGCTGTTGATGCTTCAACCAGCACAAAAATCTTTGGCGGCGAATGGAACAGAACGGCATCTGGTTATGCAAAAGTGTGGGAGAACGGAACAAATACGGCCTCTGTTGCCTACGCGGGTGACTCGTTAAATCTTAACAACACCAACGAGCTGTGGATTGGCGCGTATCAAGACACTTCCGGAACAGCGCCGCCTACTGCAAACAGTTACATGAACGGGCAAATTGCAGAAATTGTTATTGCGCAAAGCTCGCTTTCAACTGACAACCGCCAGAAACTAGAAGGCTATCTAGCCTGGAAGTGGGGCCTACAAGCCAACCTGCCAGCAGGGCATCCGTACAAAAACTCTCCCCCAACAATTTAAGCATGAAATATCAAGTATTTGACACGGAAGCCGAAGCGATCATCGCTGAGAAAGCGATCAGCGACGGCATGGGGTATGCGAAGCCGGGGATCAATGCTGCAACGGGTGCTGTGGTGCCTGAAGCCGTGACTTCTAGGTGGGCCATTCCCGTGCAGATTGCCAACGGCAAGTGGGTGTTTGCCTCGCCTGATGACACAGGGGTGGATGCTGCTGAGATTGTGTTTATTCAACCTAAACAAACGATAAATGGATAAATACCTAAAGTTTGCCAGTAGAGAAGAAGCCGAATCAATTTTGTTTGACAAAATTGAAGGCGGGTTGTTGCCAAAGTTGGATTTTGTTGCGGATGTAGTTGGGCTTGTTTATAAGCCCACTGGCAAGATGCTAAAGTCAGTTGAAGGTGAATATCCAGAAACAAAGCCTGTTGCAGGCTGGCACGTGAACGTGCGTGGCCCGGATGCTGACAAGTTTCCGGATTACGAAGTGGTCGTTAATACACCATCAAGAACTTGGTTTTAAGGAAAAACAATGGCAGGCGTCAAGATCTCCAATCTTCCAGCAGCGACTACGCCTTTGGCAGGGACTGAACTTATCCCAATCGTTCAAAGCGGTTCTACAAAAAAAGCAACTGTTTCTGATATTCCTTTTACGCAAACTGGAACTGGTTCGGTTACTAGAACCGTTCCAAACAAATTAAAAGAATTTGTTTCAGTTATTGATTTTGGGGCCGATCCAACTGGCGTGGCTGATAGTTCGGCTGCATTTCAAGCGGCTCATGATTCTTTAAGTGCGTCATCCAGTTACAAGGGCGGAACGATTTACATCCCGTCCGGTTCTTACAAATTGCTGTCTACTTGGCGGATCAGTAAGCGCGTGACCATTCAGGGCACAAACGCGGGGGATCAACCTTCAACAGCAGCCTGTATTCTAAATTTCGCGCCAAACACCACCGGCATTCGGTTGTACAGCAACATCGATTCATCTACCGGGACTGGCGCGGACTATTCGCGCATTGTTGGTGTTTCGATTACGCCAACGTCTAAGGTGTCTTCAGGAATCGGTATTCATGCAACATGCGTTGTTCGAATTGAAAATTGCATTGTTCGCAGTTTTGCTTCTCATGGTATCTACATTAACGGCCAAACTGGAGCAGGTGCAACCGGCATTGCGGATGGAAGTTGCATCATTAGCACAAGATGTGCCGACAATGGGGGCGATGGAGTTCGTCTTGTTGGAAATGACACAAATGTTTGCTTTATTCAATCTTGCGAAGCATCTGCCAATGGTGGCTACGGTTATTACGATGCAGGTAAATTCCCAAACACATATGTTGCTTGCCAAGCATCTGGAAATACAACGGCTCCTTATTGGGCTTCCGCCAACAATGGCAATATTTACATTGGTTGCTACACTGAAATAGCTGGCGTATACACAAGCGTGTTTGATAGTTCTGTGACCGTTATTGGCGGGATCATGGTGACTACCGGTGCGACCGTTATTGGGTCTGACATAAACGGAACCAACTTTTATTGTCCTGTGGGGACTAGGTTTCGTTGGTTAAACAATAACGTGGAAATAGCAAGGCTTACCGCTTCTGGTTACTTGTCAGGTCTTACTGGTCTCAATCAGGGAACTTCCACAAATTACACAAATTTAAATGGCAACGTAATAGAACAAGTAACGTCAACTGCCACTGCACAGGATAGGGTAAGATTTGACACACCGTCAGGTCGCGCAGGTTCTATTACTACAACTGGTGCCACTACTGCCTACAACACGTCTTCTGACTATCGGATGAAAGAAAACATTCAGCCGATGGTTTCAGGGCTGGACAAGATACTTAAGTTGAATCCGGTGACATACACTTGGAAGTCTGATTCTCGTCTTGGACAGGGCTTCATAGCGCATGAGATCCAAGAAATTGTTCCAGATTGCGTCTTTGGTAAAAAGGATGCTGTTGATGAAAACGGAGATCCGATCTATCAAGGTGTGGACACTTCCTTTTTGATGGCAACTCTTGTCAAAGCGGTTCAAGAATCTGCGCAAAAGATTGAAATGCTTGAAGTTCAAATTCAACAGATCAATGCTCTTAAAAATTTGAAGTAAACTAAAACCGTACTGGTGCGTTCACCAGGGAATCTAAGGATTCAACAAAATGACAGAAGAAGTACAAATCCAAGCGGAAATGCCCGCGCCAGAGCTGGAAACTACGGCAGTTCCAGAGTCTGAAGTTATTCAGCCGGAAGAAAAGCCAGCGGAAATCGTCAAGACCTTCACCCAAGAAGAACTTGATGCGGCCATTGGTAAAAGGCTTGCTCGTGAGCAACGCAAATGGGAACGTGAACAGGCCCAACGCTTAACCCAAGCGCCAAGCCACCAGCCGGTGGAAATCCCGCCTGCGGATCAATTTGATTCGGTCGAAGCGTATGCCGAAGCATTGGCAACGCGCAAAGCCGAAGAGCTGATTCGCAAACGAGAAACAGACCGGCAGCAGCAAGAGGTACTCAGTGCCTATCATGATCGTGAAGAAGATGCTCGTGGCAAGTATGAAGATTTTGAACAAGTCGCATACAACCCAAAGCTCCCAATCACCAACGTGATGGCCGAAGCTATTCAGCATTCGGATATTGGCCCTGATGTAGCTTACTTCTTGGGATCAAACCCAAAGGAGGCTGAACGTATCTCTCGTTTGTCGCCTTATGCGCAAGCTAAGGAAATCGGTAGGTTAGAGGCAAAGTTAGCCGATAGCCCGCCTGTCAAGAAAACTTCAAGCGCACCAACGCCGATAACGCCTGTGACTGCTCGGACAACCGGCAGCCCTGCTTACGATACAACTGACCCACGTTCTGTGAAAAGCATGACAGCAAGCCAGTGGATCGAGGCAGAAGAACAGCGTATGCGGCGGAAATTGGAAGCACGAAACCGTTAATTTACTTCTTAAAGGAAATTTGCCGTGGCAAATAGCATTCTTACCATTGATATGATCACCCGGAAAGCTCTCCAGATCCTGGAGAACAGCTCGGTGATCACCCGTAACGTTAACCGTCAATATGACGACAGTTTCGCCGTTGAAGGAGCAAAGATCGGCTCTACGCTGCGTATCCGCCTGCCTGACCGCGCTTTGGTGACGGACGGTGCCGCCCTGCAAGTGCAGGACGACAACGAGCAATTTACCACCCTGTCTGTGTCCAGCCAGAAGCATATCGGCGTGAACTTCACTTCTGCCGAACTGACCATGCAATTGGACGATTTTGCAGACCGCGTACTGAAGCCTCGTATCAGCCAACTGGCTGCCTCGATTGATGCTGATGTTGCAAATGCTTACAAAAGCATCGGTCAAAGCGTTGGTACCCCCGGCACCACGCCTGGCACCTCGTTGGTTCTGCTGCAAGCCCAGCAAAAGCTGAACGAATCTGCCGCAGGCATGAGCCCCCGTTATGCCACCGTCAATCCTGCCGCAAACGCAGGCTTGGTTGAAGGCATGAAGGGCCTGTTCAATCCCACCGACACCATTTCTAAGCAATTCAAGAATGGCATGATGGGCACTGGCGTTCTTGGTTACGACGAGATCAATATGTCTCAGTCGATCAAGGTTCTGACGACCGGCACCCGTACCAACGGCACGGTTACCTCTACCGTGAGCACCCAAGGTACTAGCACTTTGTCTCTTACTGGTGTTGGCGCTTCTGCCACCATCAAGCAAGGTGAAGTGTTCACCATCGCTGGCGTGTTTGCAGTCAACCCACAGACCCGTGAATCCACTGGTTCCTTGCAACAATTCGTTGTAACGGCTGACGCTGTTGCTTCGGGTGGTGGCGTTGCATCCGTGACGGTGTTCCCCGCCATTTACACCTCTGCGCATGCATTGGCAACTGTGGACGCTTTCCCAGTGGCAACCGCTGCTGTGACCTTTGTTGGTTCTGCATCTTCGCAGTACCCGCAAAACTTGGTGTATCACAAGGATGCAATCACCTTTGCCACGGCTGACTTGCTTCTGCCCCAAGGCGTTGATATGGCTTCTCGTGCTGTTCACAATGGCATTTCGTTGCGTATGGTTCGTCAGTACGACATCAACAACGACCGCATGCCCTGCCGTATTGATGTTCTGTACGGCTACAGCGTGATCCGTCCTCAAATGGCAGCTCGTATCTGGGGCTAATACTGAATGGGGCTTCGGCCCCTTTCTTGAAACTTTTCAAAGGAAATTATCATGGCATTCCCTGTTGGCGGTAGTGGTTATCAAATTGGTGATGGCAATGAGAGCAGCCCTCTGTTCTACATTCAGCCCGCACCTGTTACTTTCACCGTTGATCCTGCTCCTACTGCTGCGCAGTTGGCTGGCGTCGCTCTGTTCCTCGGAACTCCTGCCGGTGGTATCGCTTTCACTCTTCCGACTGTTGCAGCTCTCGAAGCTGGCTTTCAGTCGATGGGTGAAAAGGTGAACACCGCGTTTGAGTTTGTCATCATTAACACGGCAGCTCAAAACATCACCGTGACGACCAACACTGGTTGGACTGTGACGGGCGGCGGCTCGATGGTGGTGAATAACACTTCTGGCCGATTCCTTGCCCGCAAAACTGGCGCTGGTACTTGGCAAGTTTACCGCCTGGCCTAAACATAACGGGGGCTTCGGCCCCTGTTTCATAAGGAACAAAAATGTCTAATAGCAAGCCTATTGGCGTTGCATATCTTGACCAAGATATTAGCGGCGCAGATGTCATTTACTCGGATCGAGAGCTTGGTTATACGTCCGCAGCTCAAGGCACTGTTACGCAAGCAACCAGCAAATCCACTGCTGTTACTTTGAACAAAAGTGCAGGCCGGATCACCATGGATGCTGCTTCTCTGGGAGCAGGAACCAACGTTTCGTTTACTCTGAACAACTCGTTCATCAGTGCTAACGATACGTTGGTTCTGACCATCTCTGGGGGCGCAACTGTGGCGGCTTACAATGTCTGGGTTAACAGCCTTGGCACTGGTACTGCCTCCATCACTTTGCGCAACACCACTGGTGGTGCTTTGTCAGAAGCTGTGATCATCAACTTTGCGTTGATTCACTGCCTGTAATTAAGGCATGGGGCCCTCATTTTGGGGGCTCCAAAATATTGAGACCCTATGGCTGTCATCTATCTTAAGCATCCTATCCACGGCTCCAAAGTTGCGACAATGGATCTTGAAGCGGCCAATGATGAGCAAAATGGATGGGTGCGCTATACTCATGACACGCCTTCTCTGTCTGAAGCTGCGGCTCCCGTGAATGAACTGGAAGTTAAGCGCCGGGGGCGACCCCCTAAGACACAAACGCAAGGAGCGTAAGAAATGGCAACAGCCGGTGACATCATCAATTCGGCACTCCGGCTGATTGGGCTACTCGCTGAGGGCGAGACGCCATCG